CAAATCAGCGATACGGGTTTGGTCGCCCGGCAAGTTACAGGCGCACAGCGCCGCGAAAGCGGTTTTTTTGTGCTCGCGTTATGGCGGGCTGTGCGTGGGAGGGCTTCGGCCCTGCCGGGTTCCTGTACCCCGGTCGACCAACCTGCGCACAGTTCGCCACCCTTTCTGCTTGGTCGCAGTCGTGGCGAACTCCTACTCAGTACGGGAGATTCAGCCATGACTAACATCATCCAGTTCCAATTCAACGCCCAAGAAGTACGCACCCTTGCCGACGACAACGGTGAGCCGTGGTTTGCAGCCACTGACGTGTGCGCTGTTCTTGGGTACCGCAATGCGCCAGATGCAGTGGCCAAACACTGCCGGGGAGCCGGTATAGCGAAACGCGACATAGGGGTGGTCACCGGCAAAACAGCTTCTGGCGCTGACTCTGTTCAGCAGATCGGTATGACCTTCATCAACGAAGGCAACCTGTACCGACTGATTATCAAAAGCCGCAAGCCGGAAGCGGAAAAGTTCGAACAGTTGGTCATGGAAGAAATCCTGCCAGCCATCCGCAAGACCGGCACTTACACCGCGCCGAAAGCTACCCTGTCACCAGCCCAGCAGCGCCACATTCAAAACCGTGTCGCCGATCTGGCCCGCTCGCCGGGCAACTCATTCGCCAACGTCTACCGCTCGATCAAGGATCAGTTCCAGGTCGGCAGCTACAAGGATGTGCCAGCAGAGCGCTACCCTGCCCTGTGCCACTACCTGATGACGGCGCCGCTCGAAGGCGAACTGGTTGAAGGTCAGCAGCAAGCCATAATCCCGGGTCTGCACACCCTCACCGACAGCCAGATGTACGAGGTCTATGTCACTGCGTTTCACTTCGCGCAGTTGCACAGGATCTTCCGCGAAAGCCGGCTGTACGATCACCTCACCGGGCTCGGCTCGCGCATCGGCATTGACATGGTCGACCACTTCACCGACGGCGGCGCCATGGCTGCCGGCTTGTTGCGCCAGCACGCCTCTGAATTTGAGGGTGTGCAGCGCCGGCTTCGGGTGAACGCCTACCGCTAACCCTTCCCCGCCGCTATGGCGTGCCAGCTCATAACTGGCGCGCCACGGCAAAGCGCCGCGCAATCTCCTGTGCATGATTGCGACCGGAGTAATAGCCTTCCTTGGCTGGGTTACTTAAAAGTCTCCACCCGCCCTGCGGACGATCCGCTCCGCAATCTGGTTTGAACGCGCCTGCAGCTGATCCAGCTTGGCGCGCTTAGCCTCCCCGCTCATGCTGGTATCTCGGTATACCGCATCCATCTGCTTGCGCACTGTGCCCAGTTGCTGGCGAGCCATGCCCAGCGCTGCGCGGTGCTTGAGCTTGTCGCGGCTGCTTTCCAGCAGGCGTCCGGCAGCATCCACCCTTCCCTCTTCCCGATAGGCTTTCACAGTGCGATGCAGTTGATCTGCCTCGCGCATCATGTCGTAGAACTGCGATTGATACTTGGTCGTGCGAACGTCATCGCCCTGGTACACAACCTTGACCACTGGTATGTCACCAGCCCTGACTGACGGCCGCTCGGCATCATCGAACGCGCCGGCTACCAGATTCGACATACTCAGGACGTAGCCGCCCAGCGTGCCGGTATATCCCTGGACCAGGTGGTCAAGCTGCTTGGGGGAAATCCCGAGAGTTGGCCCGGTCAGCTGGCCAACTGCTTTGCCCAGGACGCTTGTGTTCCCGTTAAAGCGAGCCTCCGGCAGCTTGCCTTCGTCGCTCATATCCTCGATCGGCATGTCGCGGAAGAAGTTGCGGTTGGCCTGCAGCTCACGGATCGGCTGATAGAACTGCGGTACCGGGTTGAAGGCTAGGGTCTGGAACACGCCGTTGGCTACCGCTTTGGCCAGGTCGCCGCCATCCTGCGTGCCGGTCAGTGCGTGCAACAGGCGCTCCGGCACGGTACCGAAGATGATGCCCAGCTCGAACGGCTTGGGAATGCGGAAGTGCTGGTCGCCCAAGAAAATGTGCCAGTGCATATCCTTGTCCCAGTCCATCAGCTCCTGATAGCGCTCGTCGTCGTCATTGATCCCGGCCAGCAGCAGGGAAAACAGCGCGATATAGGCGCCTTTCATTGCGACTTCCTTGGCCAGTAGCGTGTTGTCACCCTTCATTGCGCGGCCGAGCTTATACAGGCCCTGCAGGCGCGCGTTGAGGAACGGCACCACGTCGGTGAACCACTGCGCCGCGGCAAAGTTGCCCCGAAGTGCATAGTCCATCAGGTCTTTGGCCTCATACGCTGCCTGGCGCTTCGACTTGCCAGCGGCCAGAGCTGCCTTGTAGGTGCTCAGGCGGTTGGAGTTTTCCACCTTGTCGCCCAGGGTGCGGTAGGACTGCCAGCCCTTGCCTAGCATGGCGGCCGCCTTGGCTGGCGTATTAACCAGGCTGCCCAGGTAGGCCTCGCGCTGCTGCTTGGTAAAGCCCTTCTTCTCCAGGGCCCGGCGAATGATCTGCGCCGAGGCGTCCGGGTCAGTGCCGTGAACATAGCCACCCTGGAAGCTGCCTCCGGCAAACATCAGGTCGCGGTAGTCCTGATCTTCGCGCAGGGCGTCACGCATGCCCTTGATCGAGTCCTTGCCCAGGACAAAGCCATCCTTGTTGATCATCCAGGCGTGCGCCGCGTCACGAATGAAGTTGCGCAGGATGAAGTCAGGCGATGCCGTAACACCTGTAGTCAGCAAACGCTTGAACGTCCGGCCGATGCGGGTGATCGGGTCATTGAACACACTACCCTCGATGAACTTCAGGCCGCGCAGCAGGCTGTCGTCGTTGACGCGGTAATACTCGCTCTTGCCGTCACGCTGCACACGAATAATGTCCGGGTCGGTCGGCGCAACCTTAGTCCACAGCTTCTCAAAGCCTTCGTTCTCCGGCTTCATCAGCTGGTTTACCACCTTGAGGAACTTGCTACCCTCTGGCAGGCCCAGCATATCGGCGGCCATGGCCAATGCCTTGCGGTCCTTGCGGATCTGCTGGGCAATCTGGCTGCGAGAAATCAGTACCTGCTGATAGCGCGGGCTTTCGTCGGTCAGGTACTCGCTGTCCCGCAGGTTGCCTACGACCTCAAGCAACGCCTTGTTCTTCATCGCGGCATCGATGCGCTTGGTCCAGCCGGCCAGCATGTTGCTCAGCAGGTCATTGGTTGGCAGCGCGCCGCCCTTCAGCGCTTTGATTGCCGCCGTCTGGTGGGACAGGCCTTTCTTCGAGCGCGGCCCGGTGAATAGCCCATCATCCTCGGTCTGGCGGTAGAACGGGACGTAATACTCGGTCGCCCACTTCGCCCGGGCTTGCGGGTCAATAAGCCCGGCCTGCTCGGCCAGATCCAGCACCGCCTCGTTGGTCTTGGCGTAGTCCCGGTAAACCTTCTCGAACAGGGCTTCCTTGCCCTTGCCCATGGCGAGCAGTTCGGCAATGTCGGCATCGGTCAGGTTGTTCTCGCGCCCCTGTGCCTTGAGCATCTGTGCGCGCTTGCCACCCAGCCAAGCAAGCCACGGGGTAAGATTGTCCTGGCCCAGGTCACTTAGTATCTCCAGCACGCCACGGGTGTCGGCCTTGCCTGCGATAACGCCATCACGCCATTCAGGTGCCGCATAATGCAGGACACCATGCATAACGTCCGCAATGCCGGTCGCCATGCGTGCAGAAACGTAACCTTGGTTGTCCGCATCGGTAACGCCTACAGCTTCTTCGGCGCGCTTGATCCCCGCCAGGCCATCGAAGATACCTTCCTCAGAGCGAGTCGCCCACTCGGACAGCTTCGACTTCAGGCCGCCGAGCGTCATGCTGCGGATCTGCTGGATGATGCCATCGGCGTCCTTTCCGCCCAGGCCCAGTTTGCGCAGTGCGTCGGCGGTGGCGGCGTCGTCATTCAGGCTGTAGCGAATATCAGGGTTACTCGGATCGAAGTCGCCGTTGTTGCCGATGGCAGACTTGATCTGCTCGGGGCGGAAGGCGACGTACTGCGTGCTTCGTGTGCCGCGATCAAGCACGTCGCGAAAGATCACGCCGTCGTTGCCAGCCTCAAGCGCGTCGTCAATGAAGTTGGCAAAGGCTACGCGACTGTACCCACCGTCGTAGCCATACTTGGTACTCGCTCGATCGACGATAAGCGGATTCTTCAAGGACAAGTAAACCGGAATAAGATTGCCGCCGTCCCGGTTGCCGCGAACGTACCGTGATGCGTTATCCGAATTGGAATCGAAGAAGAAACCGGGCTCCCCAGAGCCTTGGCCGCTGGCGCCCTGAAAGGCCGCATCAAAGCTCTCGATGTCAGCATTCGTCCCGTGATAAACCACCAGCGGCTTGCCGTCAGCATCGACTACCTTGCTGTCACCGAACCACCGCTTGAAGGCGGGGGTGTCGGTTTGGCTGTTGACGCTGTAGCGGGTGCCGTTTGAGCCTTCCGCCTTGCGGTACTTGAATAAATCAGCGCCTGTGTATACCTTTGTTTTGTAGCCCTTGGTTTCTACCCAGCTTCTTGGCAATTTGTGCTTCGTGCTAAGGTTGAAATCAGGGGTTTTTTTATGGTCAACGAACAGCAAATCGCCCTGTTCAACCATGCGCTCCATCGGCAAGCGGCCCTTATCCTTGTCATAGGCCGTGATTAGGACGTGGAGTTTCTGCCCAAATTTTCCGCCAGACGCGCCCGCTGCCGGCTCAACCGCAATGAGTATCGGCTTCCCGTTTTTAGTTTCAGGGGCGATTACCGTCAATTTGCCATCGTACTTGAACACGGCGACTGGATTTTCCAGCCAGTCAGGAACCTTCTTCCAATCTGCGGCAGTGAACTGTGGATGGTTGAAGCGCCCATCATCAACGCCATGACCTTCTGCCAGGACGACTTCGTAGTCACCGTACCCGAGCATGTCGAGTACGTCGCTGCGGTCGAGCACGCGAACGCGCTTCATAGGCCGCTCGCGTTGCATCGCTCACGACGTACCGGGCACGATCTGTCGCATCGAACGTGCCTTGGTTGCGCACTGCCTTGATGTTCCTGCCCTCAAACACCACCGGCCAGGCCAGGCCCTGAATGTACAGGCCGTCATGCCCTGCCTTCATGGCGTCTGCCCGGTACTGCTTGACCTTCTCGACTGACCAGTCGCCCATCGCTTCAAACTGCACCTGGGTGATGACCTTCGGCTTCTCCATGCGGATGAAGAACTGCTCGGTCACTGGGCCGTAACGCTCCACGTTACCTACGTCCTTGCGGGCCAGGTAGTGCCCGAGCGCCGCCGTCGGGGTGCCGGTGTTGCCGCCAAGATCGGCATCGCGGAAGGTGTCGCGCTCGCCGTAGCTGCGATGAACGAAGGCAACCGGCCGGCCCTGCTTGTCAACCATACGGCTGCTGCCGAACCACTTCTTGAAGAATGGCGAGTCAGTGCCGCGAGCGCGATACATTGACTTCGCAATCGCGGCTGCAGACTGCTCGTTGAGGCTTGCGACAAACTCCGCCTCGCTCACCTCGCCGACATCTGCCAGTGCTGGCGAGCTGTCAAACTGGCGGCTTTCGCGGTAGCTCTTTCCTCCGCCTCTTGGGCCGCGACCGTCAGTAGCAACGTCGCGCTTCGCCTCGGCCAGCAGCTGAACAATGTCCTTGCGCGTCCACTTGAGCGACTGGGCTTCGCCGAACATATCGCGGATGACCTTGCGCACCAGAGCCACAATCCTGTCGAGCAGACTGTTGCTTGGATCTGTCTCAGCCATGTGCGCAACGTACTCTTCGGCAACGATGACCTCGGCCTCTGCCTTGGTCTTGTTGGCGAGCTGATCCCTGTAGCGGCGCTCCAGCTCTGCGCGGGCTGCTGCTGGCATGTCGCGGTAGATGCTGCGCATGACCATGTTGAGCTTGTCGCCCAGCACCGCCTTGACGCCGCCATGCCCCACGGCCTCATGCAGCATGACTTCGATGGCGTGCTTGGTGTCGCGGACGTTCGCAGCAATGAGGTAGGACAGGCCTGTCTCGCTATCGTGAAGCCCGGCAACCCGGCCCAGCATTTTGTCGCGCTTGATCTGCTCGTAGATGTGCGCAGGCAGCTCGCTCTCCGTGGCAACGGCGACGATCTTGTTGCTGGTGACTGCGTTCAGCTTCTTGGCCAAAGCCTTGGCGCTGAATGGTGGAATACCAGCAGCAGAGCCTGAATTGATGCGGTAGTTTATGTTCGGTTTTGTCTTGTCGAAGTCGCCGTTGTTGCCGATGGCGGCCATTGCTCGGCTGAACCGCGCAGCCAGCCCGCGCCCGGTAGGCTTGCGCTGTGCTGCCTCGCGCATGCGCTTGAGCAGCAGAGCGATATCGGCATCAGTGCCCTTGGCCAGATTGGGGAAGCCATGCCCGCGCAACCATTCGCGCACCGCGCCCAGGTACGCCTTGATGGCAGCCATGGCCCGCTGGCTCAGGCCGGCAGTAGCTGCCTGGCCCTGCAGGTGCGCCAGCAGCTCGTCTGCCAGAAAGCCTGCCCGCTGGCGCTCACTCATGCCCTCGGCGGTTTTCAGGTACAGGCTCAGATCAAGGCCATTCTTGGCGGCCAGGCGCTTCACCCCGGCCACACCGCCGATGGCCGCAAACACCTCACGCAGCGCCGCATCCACTGCCTTGGCGTCATTGCCGTGCATGGCGCGAATACCATAGTGTCCTTGCCCCTCATGCGCCAGTGCGTCCAGAATGGCCATCTCAACATCCGCAGCCCGCGAAAAGGCACTGGTCACGACATGGACTTCACCCTTGTAGTAGACGGCATTTACTTGATTCTTGGCGCCATCCTTCTCGGCCTGCTTGGCTATCGCCGGTACTGCCGAAAAAAGCTCAGCCTCGTTGCGGTAAGTGATGACAGGGGCACCGATCCCGATCTGGACACCGATACGTTCAGCGATAAGTTTTATTGCATCATGCTCAATGACGGTACCTGCCGCTCCGGGTACATCACCCCGACCGAAGCTGAAGGCAGCACCACCAGCAAGCCCGCGGGAGAATAGCGGCACGTTGCCGTCTTCTTCCTGGCGGTACTTAATCTCCGCCGCCAGCTTGCCGAAGGCATCATTCAGCAGTGCACGCTCACTGCCGCGCGGGTACGGCGAGTCATCTGCCTGCGCCTCGTCAGCCTTGCCCTCGCCAACCAGGTAGCTGTTGGCCGTGCCACGCAGCGCCAGCGCATCCATCACCCAGCTTTCAAAGCCGCGGGCGAACATTTCCCACTGGGTCGACCAGTACGGCGTCTTCTTCCCGTCCAGCACCAGGCTGTTGCGGTAGAACTGCGTATGCACCGAGCGCGCCATCATGTCCATGCCCAGCTGCTCCTTGGCCAGGGCCACGCGATGCAGCTGATAGGACTTGTCGTAGGCTTCCTGCGAGCTGTAGCTTAGGGAGTCATACACCGTCTTGATGTTCTCGGGGATCGCACCAATCGGCTTGCGCTTGCCATTCGGAATCGGAAGGTTCACATACTCGCCTGCCTCGCCATCCATCACGGCATCCAGCGCTTTAAGGGCCTCGGCATTGCCTTCCAGTTGTGGGCGCAGCCGGTCGGCTACAACCTGAGCACCCTCCTTGGCCTTCTGCAGCGCATCCTGGCGGCGCTTCACTACCTCGGCAGGCGTTTCAACGCGCGAGCGCATCACATCCACGATGTTGTTGAACGCCTGCTCGACTTCCGGACGCAGTTGCACGTTCTCCAGCTTGCCGCGTGAATACTTGCTCATGCCCTGCAGAGTTGAGGCAAACGGGTTGGTGCTGCGGGCCAGGCCAGCCTGGGTACCGAAGTAGTGATCGAGCGCGTGCGCCCACTCATGCGCCAGCGAGCCAGCTCCGCGCGTCTTGGTGATGTTGATTTCGTTCACGCCAGGCACAAAATGCGCAGCAAACTTTCCGCCACCCTGCGCCCCGAAGGCGACGCCCAACATACCGTTCAGGCTTATGGCCTTGGGCGGAATGTTCAGCAGGTCGGCCAGGTCGGCAAAGGCATCGTATGCTGCATTCAGGTGCCGGCGGCGCTCGCCCTGCTTCACCCAGTTACCGAAGTTCACACCACGGAAGCCGAAGGCCTCCATCAGCTCTTCCGGGGAAACGTCCTTATTTTCTGGCCGGCGCTGCTCGCCAGTGCGGGCATCCCAGTTATCGCTGGTTTGCTCGGCGGCCTGCTGCTCGGGCTCTGCCTTGCGCGCCACCTGCGCCCTGGCAAAGTCGGTGGCCTCGACTTCGGTCACGAATGCGCCCAGCATCCGCTTGCGCTTATCCAGCACCATGAACTGGCCAACCAACTCTTTCGACTTGGCCTCAACGGCGGCTTCTGCCTTTTGCCGTGTGTCGAAAATACCCAGCTCGTCCGTGGAGCGACCGCCCAGCAGCAGGTGTGCGGCAATCTTGCCGTCATCCATGCCGAAGTAGCGGCCCGTCAGCGCTGTATCAAGCAGGTGCACGGCATAGCCCTGCTTCTCCCAGGCCTCTTGCTTGGCTGGCCATCCGGCCTTGATCGCCTTCATGGCTTTTACGGCGTCATCCGTACCCCACTGCATCGCCTTGATGGCCTTGCTGCCGATCATCTGGCCTTTGGTATTGGCCGGCGTGCCGCGCTCAAAGCGCTTGCCGGCAGCCTGCTCGGGGAACAGCGCCGCAAACAGGGGTGCCGTGCTGATCTTGTTGCTGGCCTGCATATCGAGAATGCTAAAGCTGCCAGACATGCGGCTGGCCGCCTTCTGTGACAGGCCATTCAGCACACTGGCAAGTGCATCGCTGTCGCTCAGGAATGCTTCGGCAGCAGTCCTAAGCTCGGTGACCGCATCGATATACTGCTGAATGCCTTCATCAGTTTTAACCGGTGCCTGCTTCGGCAGGGCGTCATACACCTGCTTGGTCAGGTACGCAGCCATGCGGAAACCGTCGCGCCGGTCTGCCGGCTGCGCCTCGATGATTTGCTCCCAATTTGGGCGCGCCCAAATCTTTTCCTTGCCGGCCAGCTTCACCTTCAGCGCATCGTTCTCGCTGGCAATGTCGCTCCACTTCAAGCCGCCGCTACGGAACATGCCCTTCTTGTTGAATTTCAGCTGGTCGCCAACGTCCTCGACCTTGGCGTCTGGCTTGGCTGCTGGCTTGGCTTTCGGCTTAGCGGCAGGCTTGTCATCAACGGGGGGTGCTATACTCGGCTCGCTACTTTGGCTCGATGGGTTCGTGACCTCCCCCCCGGCAATTGGGGGAGATACAGCAAACGAGGGGCGATTGCCGGATTCGCCAGAAGCCTGGGCCCGGGCTTCCCAAAGCAGCTTCCACCCCTTCTTCTCTGCCTTTCGTGATGTGAACGCCGTATTTACGGTGTAGAAGTCACCCGCCTCATCCTTGCCAGGCTGCAACTCGACAAACATCATGCGGTTGTTGCCGACCTTGTGCAGTGCAACCAGCTGCCGAGTCGCGGCTGGCTTCCACACCTGGTCGATATGCTGCGCAATATCAGCGACAAAAGCCGGAACATCAGCAAACCCGGCGTCGCGTATCTCAGCGCCATGCCGCTGCTCGATATGCTGCAAGCCCCACGACTCATTGCCCTGCTGCAGGCGAATCTTCCCCGCCTGCCGGCCTGCGGCCTTGGCCATGTCACTGGTGATTTCGCCGAAATCGGTAGAGCCGTCAGGCGCTATGATAAAGCGCTGGGCGGCGGACTCATTTGACTTGGGAGCCGCGGCGCCTGACTGGTCATCTTTGCGCTCGCCCCTGGTCTTTGGGCCGAACAAATCGTTCTGCCCGCGCGAGGCGGCCACGTCGACAGGGCGATCCGAGCCGGACAGGGTGAAATCGTTGCGGTCGCGGTCAGCTTGCGCCTTGTCGGTGATAGCCTTGGCGTCGGCGGCAGCCTTGGCGTCTGCCTCGACCTTAGCGGCGGCCTGAGTAGCTAGCTCTTCTTCGGTATAGCTGTCGAGCTGGAAGGCATCAGGCTGTGGAGCTGCTGCAGTACCTGCTCGCTCTGCTCGCTCAACGTCTCGCGCGTCCCTGCTTGACGCAGCAGATCCTGCCCCTCCTTCGTCCCGAGTAGTTTGCGCACTTGCGGATTGACGGTTGGCGTTGGCATCAGTGGCTCCTTTCAGCAGATCTTGGCGCGATCGACGCGGTACGGCGCCGAACATATCGGTGTCAGCCTTTGAGGCCTCAGCGTAGAACAATTCCGCCACGGCGGACAGCTCGTCCCCAATGCGCTTCGCTGAGCGGCTGTTGGTGGCGAACAGGTCGATGAAGTAATTGGCTTCAGGGTTGCGTTCAATGTCGAGCTGCTGCGTGTAGCTGGCCAGTGTCTGGCCGTTCCGCGTTGCATTTACAGCTGCTTGTGCGGCCTCTACCACCAGGCCGCGAATGTCCCACTGGCCATGCCCTTTCAGGCGTGACATTTTTGCCGCAGCGGCCAAGAGGCCAGATAAAACGGTGCGCGCTTCGGGGTCTGTTGCTTGAGCCTGCAGGCGGATCAGTTCGTCGCTTTCGTAGGCGGTAGCAAAGACGGCCGATGCCGCCCTGTCATAGGCCTGTCGGCTTGGGCGACCGCCATCAAGCAGCGCGCCGCGCTCAGCTTCAGGCATCGACTGGATGAACTGGCGCACAGTCGCTTCGGTGATTTCGCCGTTGGCGTCAAACTGCATGCTTGCGGTATCAATGCGCTTGGCGTCATTCGATGCTTGCTCTGCACCAGACAAGGCGGAAACAGTCGCGGTGTTCGATTCATCGCCAATGTCTTGTGTGATCTGATCCTGCGGCATGATCCGAACCAGCACGGGCTGCTTCATGCCTTTAATTGCATTCACGCTGATTCCGTGGCCAGCTGCGTCAGCCTCCAGTGCGCGGCGGTACTCAGCAGCGGTGCCTTGGGTATAGGCGTGACTGATCCCGGTCACGCGGCCGTTGCCGGCGATTGCGCGACTCTTACCTTTTACACCGCTCTCATAGCCAGCATTTTGGCTGCCGTTTATGTCGTGACTTGGAAGCAGGTCGGCCGCTTCAATCACGGCATATTGCGTGCTGATCTTCCTGCCACTTGCCGTGCTGACAACCTCTGCTCTCCCTTTGTGGCTGGCCGGCACAGAGGCGCCAGGCTCTACAACTGGCGCTCCATTGGCGAAGTCTCTGGAAATGCTCACGCGCTGGTAGTCAGGCCTGGCGGCAATGCCGCGCATCTGGGTAATGCTGGCAGGGGTAGACCTGTCGCGGTTCTGTAGCACCGGCTTTGCCTGAATTTCAAAAGTGTGCGGGCCGACTTTTACGGCCGTCAGGCTTCCGGGGTTTGGCGAGTTGCGGATTGCATTGTTTGCGGCAGGCAGGCCGGAGAATTTCTTCCCGGAAAACTGCTGATCCATGCCGCGTCCGCCTTGGACATAATCCTTGGGCTTTGTCGTTGGCAGCTTTCCTTTGACTGCGTTCCCATCAGAATCGACGATCAGCGCATCAGCCCGCTGATCAGTAATCGATAGCGTTTGCGGTGCCTTTGCCTGCTGAATTTTTTGGATCAGCTCGCCTTCCAGCACCGAGCCGCCACGCTCAGTTTGCTGATCCATGCCCGGACCAAAGTCACGCGGGGCCTTCTCGCGTCCGGTCGGACGGTATTCGCGATCAACATTACGCTCAGGCCCTTGGTCGCTGACATTGCCTTGGCTGTCAGCAAAGAATACTGGATCTGGCGCTGGCAACATGCCGGCAATGCTTGGCCCTGGAAGCATGGCGGCGGTGCGCGAGATAGCGCCAGCATTGGGATCTGGTGCGGGGACCGGTGCCGGGGCAGGGTTTTCGGCGGATGGTTGCGGCTGGATCAGGGGGGATTGTGTGCGACCCAGCCCGGTCGCCGCCTGGTATGCCTTCTGGCCGGCAAACATAACGCCAGACTGGCCGATGGACGAGAATGCTTCCAGCGCTGCGTTCTTGGCGTCCCAGTCATCCAGCGCAATGCCGGAGCCAATGTATTCACCGGCAAACTCACCGGCCGGGTCAATCGCGGCGGCCGCTACGTTGCGGGCGATCTTTTCTGCGCCCTGCCGCGAAGCCTGGTAGGCGGTGTCTTGCGCCAGCATCTGCGCGAAAGCAGGGCTTTCCTGTGCGGCTTTCACTGCAGCCTTGTCGCCAGCGTCTACGCCCATCGACGCCAGAATGCGTGAAGATGCAGCCCTGGCTGGGCCATTGAGCAAGCGCCCGGCAATGCCTGCGGTGGCTGTATCGACGGCACCAATGATGCCGCCCTTGATACTGGCCTGCTTCAGCAGAGTGCTGCTGTTCTCGTCAAGGTATGCCTTGACGGATTCAAGGTCGTTCGGGTCAATGCCCGCTTCGTGGATTGCCTCTTGAGTGATACCGCCGCCCTCGATGGCCGCGTTACCAATAGAAGCACCGCCCCATGCGCCAACCAGCCCTCCTACTACGCCACCGACTGCGGCGCCCTTTGGCCCGCCGATAGCCCCGATGGTCCCGCCAGTCTTTGCCCCCGCGATGCCGCCAGTGACCATGCCAGTCAAGGGCGCAATCATGTTGGCAGTCTGCTCGGCGATGCCTTCACCCATGGCCTGGATGTTTCGCCCGGTTGCCTTGACGCCTTCCTTGATATTCGGCGCATCATCCCAGTCGCGGCCAAACTCGCGGCCCACTTCTGCGATACCGCCACTGATGCCATCGCCAGCCTCCCAGGCCTGCATCAGCTCGGCGCCTTCCTGCATGCCGGGGTTTGCTTGCGCGTACCGATTGGCCTCGCCAACGGTTTGCGCTGCGCCCGTTGTGTCGCCTAGCGCAAGGTCGCTCGTAATGGCGAGGTTTTGCTTGGCCTTGTTCCAGCCACGCTTAAATGCGCCGTCGGTCTTTGGGGCTGGCGAGCTGTCGCCATAATCCTTCCATGGCTCACCACCCGAATCATTGCTTTGCCCATAATCATCCCAAGGCCCAGCCATCGCCACCTCCAACCAGCCGCACCGCGCGGCATCATTGTGGGGACGCTATGTCACTGGCCGAGTTGGGCAAGGCGAAAAAAATCCCACCAACTGGCGGGATTAGCCCGCCATTTGATGGCGGATATCTTCCGGCGCACCCGCTGCTTTACTATCTACCATCACTCACCTCCAGGCCGAAGCCCATGAAAAAGCTGATTGCCACTCTCGCCCTGCTCGCATGCCCTTCCCTGGCCATGGCTGGTAACTTTGCCGAGTGCCTGCTGGATAAGCTGCCGGGAGTGCAGAATCGCCAAGCGACCATAGCCGCCGCAAACGTCTGCGGAGAGCGCTACCCAGAGCGCCTTACCGGCGTTGAATGGGGTGCCGGTCGTGGCTTCATCTTCTCCAAATACGACAGCCCTACTGATTGCTTCCAGGCCAAGGCCAATGCGGTGCAGGATGGCCTTGCCATTGGATGGATAAGGCAGTCCTGCGCCAGACTTTACGGCCAGCCACCGAAGCCGGGTCTTTTCGATGATCTTGAGCCAACTAAGAGTGCTGCAAGGGCAGCCTGCGAGCAGGCCACTCCCGGCCCTTGGTGCGACTACAGATAAACCCTAAACCTTGCGCCAGTTCTTCTTGTCTGAAGGGTTTCCTCCTAAAAACTCATACCCGCCCTGCCGGGTGCCGACGGCAGGCGCTGAGTTTTTCGCTGGCGCTGATTCAGCACCAATACCCCCGCCAACCTGCTGCAATACGGGCTGCACCCACTGATCAAACGGCACACGCTCTTCAGGCCTTACTAGTGAATTTTGCTCGTTATAGGACTTGTACAGCTCCCCGATCAGCTTCTGCCGCTGAGCATTGCCATCCTGCTCGGCCTTAAATCTATCGGTAGGGCTTATGCTGAGCGAAGTGTAAGCGTCACGCGCAGCCTGCCTCTGATCTGCCCCCAGGTTCGGGTCAGCCATCATGGCGCCCAGTTGCGCCAGTCGCTGCTGCCCTTCCAGGCCGACCTGGCTGGCATCAATCTCCTGCTGCGTCTTCTGCCGGTTCAGCTGCCCTGTCATGAGCCGGTCAGCGCCATCCATGATGATCTGCTGAGCCCGGGCGCGGGTTGTTTCATCCTGCAGCTGGCGGCTTTGCATGCGCGCATTCATCAGCTCGGCAATGGAAGGCGCTCTTGAGCTGTCGCGCACAACTGAAACTCGACCCCCGCCCTCGCCAATGGCGCCTTTCCGCTGGATCTGAACCATTTTTTTCCGCTCTTCAAGCGCGCGCTCGCGGCTGTCGTATGCACGCTGGGCGTCGCCATCTTGGCCAAAACTTAGGCCTCCAATACCGTCGCCGATACTGCCAATGCCACCCTTCGGCATAGATTGAGCACCGGCCCGCACTGCCTTGTCGTTGCTGAACTCCATGACTCCGCTTTCATTGCGGCGCGCTGCGATGCCGCTGTCGGTGGCGAAGTACGGCGAGTCTGCTTTCTTGGCGGGCGCAGGCTGTGCTGGCGACTGCATGGCTTGGCTCGGTGCCGCTCCAGGCTGTGACGATGACGCGGGGGCAGTTGCAGGTTTTGCGGGCTGGTCGCCTGCATCCCGCTGAACCATTGGGCTGGTAGGCTTTGCGACTGGCATTGATCCAGTAGCGTCGCGCGCGACAGCCTTCATTGTCTCGGATAGGCTTCTATTTGCGTCTGCAAACGCATTCGCCCCATCGGCTGTTTCCTGGATCAGTTGAGATGTTCTGGGGTAGCCAGGGCGTGGAACCTGCTCTGCATCAATGATGCTCCGGCCAACATTTGCAACCTCTGTCCCGAGGTTCTTGGCGCCTTCCCAAATTGCCGCGGGCGCAATCGAAAGCGCCCCGCCGAACATCCGGTTTAAGCCGGCTGAGTCAGGGGCCGGGGCAGGCCGCCCGGCTACTGGAACAGCTGCCGTCACCGGCTGATTGAACTGGGCCTGCATGCTAGCGGCGCGGGCAGGGTCGCCCTGGACTGCAGGCTGCGGCTGAGCGGCCGGCGTATTGGTCACGTCGAAGCTTGTCTGCTTCGGCACGGCATCAATGGCCAGCGCTTCACCGGCACGCTTGCGCTTAGCCTGGTTAAGATCGCCGTCGGTTGTCAGGTAAGGCATGTGCAGGTGCTCCGCATGGATTGGCGCTGATACCGGCAGGCTATGTCACTAGGCATTGCGCGCAAGTTGTTATGGCCTTTCTATGGTCTTCACCAGTCCCTTCCAAAACAGAGGAATCTCAGGCGGCGCCCAGTCGTCACTGTCCGCATAAAGCCCCTGACAGTTGGCATAGTCAGAGTCAAAAGCAGTAATAGCGGCATTCCCATCGACTAAAAATGACTCCCCGCTGCTCCCATAACTCAGCACGCCGCCAGCCTCGCTGTAGGTAAGCGATGATTGGTACATGGCCTTATTCGGCGAGGCGCCCGGGAAGGTGTTGTACATCTGCTCTTGCAGAGTAAAAAACTGAGCACTGTCTGGCGTAGCCTGGCGGGCCAGCAAGCCTGCCCACCCCATGTATCCACTTAGATTGACATAACGGTGCGCCTGCGCCTTTTTCAGCTCGCCCTGATACTGAATACACAGTGCTGATAGCGCTGCTTTCCATGGGTTTGCGCCGTCAAAAACATAAACCGCTGCAGTCAGATCGACGCTTGCGGGAAGCCCTGCGCTCACGCTTACCGGCGCAGACACAATGATGCATGGCGCCGAATCAGAATTGCGGGTCACTTGCGCAGCAAGCGCTATCTTGCCGTCATTCAGCATGGCCATGCCGCGCATCTTTCTCAGCGTGTACCCGGCATTACTCAGTGTGGCGCGCTGAGTTGGCATGCCCGGCTGGCCCAAATAAAGCATCGCCCCCGCTGCAAGTGCCAGCCTGTCTTCGGGCAGGGTTACCCAGCACGCAGGACTGACATTCAGCGCGCCCGGCACGGCGGTGTTTTGTGGGTATACCGCGCCAGGATCAGGCGTGAAACCATGGCCGTACAGGTAAGCCTTGCAGCCTCCAGACGTGCCATTCTCGATTGGCGAAGGGCGACGTATGCCGGCATAAACAGGACCATTTAGAGGCTGTCCTAAGCCGTTGGCGCCATCTTCAAACCCATAGCCAGATACGGCCATCACATAGTTATCGGTTTCCCCTGGCAGCGCTGGGCTGCTGTCGGTGATATCGCCAAGCCGGCCCGTATCAACATACCCTTGGCCGGCATTAAGGCCGCCAGCCACCCTTACCGATATGCCAGAATCGCCAGCCCATGCCCCTATAAAAACACCCGTCATCAGGCTTATCCTTGTGTGATGTTGGCAAACAGCGCGCCGCCAGCATTCGCTGCGGAAGCCGAAACATCAGCGAAGGCACGAACAGCCTGACCAAGAGCAGCATTTCTGCCGCTGTCGGCGTTGGCCGTTTTTACGCGGTTATTGTCTATGCCAATGCCCGCCTTGGCTTCTGCCGCCCTTAATCGCACCTGCTCAAACCCAAGCTCTACGTTGTAATAGCTGGATAACGCGCTATACAGGGACGCCTGAGCCTGGGCGCGAATCCGGGCGCGCTCAATGTCCTTATCTGGAAGCTGCGCCCACTGCACATAGAAAGCGCGCAGCGCATCCATGATGCCCAGCTTCAACCGCACCGCCTGATCAGCGGCGAACTTGAGCAGGTCCAGCTTTATCTCGGACTCGCGGACCTGCTGTTCCCGGTTTACCTCTGCAATTGCGTTTCCTGCGCGCTGCTCTGCCTCATTCTGCATGTGCAGAAGAGCGCCTGGCGGAACGCTAAACCCTCGCTCGGAGAATTGTGCCTGCAGCGTGCTTTGCTCCGTGGCACTGGCTCGGTAGGCGCGATCCCTTGCCCGGTGCCAGACAATTTCAAAGACTGTCCGGTTCAGTCCGTACTCATTTTCCCCGCTCAGGATGTTGCATACCCACTGTTCGGGTGCTGACTTCAGGCATGCGTTAAGCTCTGGGAAATACTTGTCGATCCACTTATCCACCTCACCATTCAGAAACTGGATCTGCTCGCCGCTGCTGTCGGCGCCCGGGAAAAGGTCGCTGAACTGCGGCGGCGGCGCCATCACTGGCTTCTTTGGGTCAAAGCTAAACTCGGCATCTGTCAGGGCCGGGATTGCGATGTTTATGCGCGAAGCAGTCGTGCGAGCACTTGAAAGCGCGTCCTCTGCAAGATCTGCCAAAGCTCTCGTCTGGTCGCCAATGGAGTTTGCCATTACAAGTCCTCGTCTACAGGTGGCGCCGCTACAGCAGTGCCGGTTTCATAATTAGCGTGCAAGGCGTTGGGCACAAAAAATACGCCGCGCGGTGACGACGCGCCTATGACATGGCGATCCCATGTCATGCCACTGTCTTTGCTGATCAGCGAATACGAAAATTGAGGGCTGAACGAACACAGCAGCACCCCTTCAATGGGTGGCTCGCCATCCTTTTGGATAAGCTGCTGGGCAACAGAAAGTGTTGGCGGGCCCTGCGGCTTCTCGTTGCCAGTCACCGCCCTGTCACCGCGCGGGTGAGGCGGCAGGTACGACCATACGAAGCCAGCGCGGCCTATCTCGCCACGAATGTCCAGCGCCCCCGTCAGCAGGTCAACCACACAAAAGACCATCCGCCCGTAGGGCACCAGCTTGTAGCCGACAAACCCGATCTGTGTTGGGCTCAGCTGTACAGCGCTAGGCGCTTCTGACTCCGGGTACTCCCGATGAATGAGGTGGCCAATTCCAGCGTGCGCTTCCAGTCTGGACCAGGTGAAGATGCCGCTTTCCTCGACGCTGAAGAAATAAGTCTCCCCCTCAAAGTTCACGCGCGTTCCGCTCAGGGCAAAATCTACTGACCCCTGGCTCCCCAGCCACGGCGTTACCGAAAAGGCTCGGTCATTACGCCGCGACTCCACCCACTCGCTGATTATCTCCAGCGGCTGACCACGAACAATCAACTGCGCGACTGGCTGCGCAAACAGGCTTGCATCACTACTCCGGCCGTCTTCAGGCAGGCCGTCAAATTCCAGCTGATCAGGCCCTGCAGTGCTGTCTACGCTTGAAAGACTGCTACTCAGAAGCGCGCCCTCATGGTCAAAGCGCAGCCTGATCAGGCCGTTACAGCAAAACAGCTGCGACTGCTCAAGCGGGGCATCTACGTCCACCGGGTCAATGGCATTCCAGTCGGCGCAGGTAGTCCAGGTGACGCCGGCCAGTACCAGTATTTCTTCGTCAGTAGCATCTACACACAGCCTAGTCAGGAAGCACGGCAGCTTGCCTATATTCACCGGTGGCACGCCATCTGTGTAAAAGCCATTCTTCCATATCTTGAATGCCTCGCTCCCATTCGCGGGGTTGCCTGCCCCGTTCAGCGAGTAATCGTTGTTGTAGCGGGGGGCGCACAGGTACGGCCCTGTCTCAAGCACAGGGAAAAGCTCGCGCAGCTCGTAATGGGTATGCCAGAGCAGGCCATCTTCAAAGCGGGCGCCGTCCAGCGTGCCATCGTTTTCCATCGACTCATTGATGGACTCGACCAACTTCGCCTGGCTGTGCGCGAGCAAACAAATACCAGGCGCCGGCGAGGTAAGCAGGGCCGGCAGTCCGGTCAAGGTTTCGTGCTGAAATGTGGACGCGACCATCACGAAGTCACGCCGCGCGCCGCTGAACTGGGCAATCCGATCAACAGGCCACCCGGCACGCACATCAACTGGCTTCCCCTTGTGCGGCCCGAAATGCCACCCGGAAGCCGCGATTTCTGCCGCAAGATACCGCTGGGTGATCTGGACAAAAAGCGGCGCAGACTGGCCGGTATAGAGCAGCGCCTGCACGCCATAAGGCTGGCTAAACGGGATGCCGAAGGGGATGGCTTCAATGAATGTTGCCGTCCCTCCCCTGCTGTCGATAACTGCCATTGCATACCGGATCGCATGGCGACTCTCGATCCCTGCGCCCGCCCACGGCATTGCCCCACCGGGAAACATGGCACCAGGGCCGGTGGTGAAGGGCGCTGACGGCGTGTCATAAAAGGCCCGGCTCACAAGGTAGCTCCCCGCAACAAGGTCGGCACGACTCACTTCCTCGGTATCTGGCGCTTCGCGCGTGTCGTACCACTCGCGCATCTTGTACGAATGGGTAACGGGTATTTCATGCTCCCCAAGCGGCCCAGTCATAACCAGGCCGGTCGGCGGGTCAATCACAGTTCCAGTGGCTATCTTACCGGCCTTGATGGCGCGGATCAGGTAGGTGTCGATCACCTCATGCGCCGAGCCGCTGCCGGACTTCTTGGCCAGCCTGGCTGCAAGTGTCCGCGCGCGCCTCACAAGATAGGCGCCGCCCCGGGTAATTGCCCTTGCACTGACAATCACAACCTTGCTCCAGATCGTCGACTACCTGCTGCAGTCACGATTTCAACCATGTCCAGATCAGCCTCAAGGGCTGAGACAAGCTGCAGGCGTAAGCGCCACGACCTGCCTGAAACGCCTAGAGCCGGGTCTGCCCGCATTACAGGCTGCCGGTTAATCACCTTGTATGAGCGCTCTACGCCATCATCAGCTGTCAGCCTGACGTATGCTTCACCATCGGTTGCGCAGCCGAGAAAGACATTGCTGATCCTCGACGTTGTGGAGTTGCCAAAATTCATGGCCCCGAAGTCGATTTCGGCATCAATTGGCACGCCATCATCACCTCCGCCCGAGCTGATCCTGTAAACGCCGTCACTGCGTACGCCATAAGCGCCGTAGCTGGTACTCACGATGCGGATGAAGTCGAAGCCCTGGTACAGGGTGCTGGCCGAGCTGAGGAGGTTTACGCCAATCTGCAAGCCGCCCCAGCCAGTATTGGCTCTGTCGGATGCGTAAAGGTGCTCTTCAAGATCAAGATCAAGGTCGTAGACGGCCTGGTAGCTGTCATCGAGCAAAATCATTTCAGCTATGTCCGCGTTTTCCACCAGCAGCGCAACAAGCTCGTCACCCAGCTCCAGCCATTCGGCAATATTGACGTTGAAAATGCTTTCGCTATCCCGAATGTCTGCCAGCACAAGTGCTTCGTTGATAACGAACTCAAGCGGGCTGTAAGGGTCGTCTGCGCTTAGCATTGCAAAACGGCCCGCCATAACTGCAGTAGACCTGCCCCAGGTATCCTCGTCGGGCGCCAGCTCCCAGCCCACGCTATACGCCGACCCACGCGCCGAAGCCAGGGAGTCGCCTATTCCACCAGTCAGTCCTTTTGAAGCAGCGCCTGCAGCGCCGTGAGCGGCAATCGACGACCCTATCGAGATAATCGGCTCGCCGCCTGTTGATTCCATGACCGGGCCTTTCATGGCCGCCAGTGATCGTGCATATCCACCCTGGCTGGAAATCATCCTGCCAGCCCGGCGCCTTACCAGTGAGCGCGACGCCGGAGCGAGTACGCCGCCAGCCAACACTATCGCGCCTGCGGCCGCCCCAGCGTTCCTGGTTGACCCATGCGCCGATCCTGCCAACAGTATCTGCCCGCCAGCGCCTACAAGCGCCACACCATCTGCGCGCATCACGGCATAGCCGCCAAGAGCCAGTTTTGTCGCTCCGCGTGGGCGATGGTCAATGCCACCTGCAAGCTCAAGTTGCCCGCTCGCCGCGCCTCGCTGGAAAATACTCACAATCGGGTTATCGACATAATCATCTGCGGCGTAAAGCAGCGCATCGAGATACACATCACCAGAGCTTTCCAGCTCGCTGGTATGCATGAACGAGCCTACCTCGTAGGTAACGACGCTATTCTGGCGGGTGATGGTGAATACCGGCCTGCTTGAAAGGTCCACCCCCGGCACGGCCATAACCTGTGCGCCACGCTCAACGATAAATAATGCGCCATCGTTCTGATAAAACGCGTGGGTTGCCTCGGCAAATCGCACCGAGTCTTCAACCCCTGCAATGCCGACCAGCGCGCCAATGTTTCTTGGCCCGAGCTGAAACTTAACCTGCCCATCGACTTGAATTTTTTGTATGGACCGGCCGCCACCATTCCACCCGCTTTGCGGGCTTTGCGATATTTTTGCTGGCGTACCTTTTATCCCTGGCGTACCAGGGACAAATGTATATGTGGTCGTCGTGCCAATAATCGGGCCAAGCCCCCCGCCCGCAGTTGGCCCGGAGCCTGCAGTTGCGTTCAGGATGCTGCCAAACAATGCGTTAGCCGCCTGCCTGGTTTGCGCGCTTGGACTTTTCATGTCCTGCGTATAGCTCCCGAATGCCGCCGAGCTGTATATCTTCAGCGCTTGCGCATAAATATAGGACGAGTCGGAAGCGGCGCCTAAACGCGGCACACTACTCTTGACCCATCTTCCAGGCACAGCGGGGACGCCCGGTTTTGCTGGCACGAATGTTACAAGAGCGGTTTTAAGCAGCCGATTAGCCACGCAGAGCCTATTCTTCTAGCAAAACGACCGTGTGACTGCTGAGCCGCTGAGAAGCGCCGGCAACTAAAGTGGTGCTGCTCAGCTCCATATCTGTGCCTGCAAGCCCGACGGTGCCCTGAATACGAATTGCCGCGGTAGAGGCGGCGCCAACGTCGGCCGGCAGGACATGCCGATAGAAGGTAGCCACCCCGCTTGCCAAAACTTCGCCCTCAAGTAGCGCGTCAGGCTGCTTTGTCAATGCGCCGCCAGAAGCAACGGTGTCAAAGTTGAAGCTGCCTGCTTCGTCGGTGATTTCGCAAAGCAGCACGTTGCCGCCACCAAGCGCCGAGTCTGCTGATGCAGGTACAGCACCGGAATACAACCGAATAACACTGTTCGCCAGCGCCTGCCGAACCGGGCCAGTGGCCTGGACGTAGTTGCGCAGGCCGGTAGAAAACTTAGCCATGTCAGATCCCCTGCAGAATAATGTCGCCAATGGCGAAGCTGTTGATCGCACCCGCAACTGTAGGTAGCGGCACCGCCAGGGCCAGCGTGCCGAGCAGCGTGCCGCCAGTTGCAGCAGTCCAGATAGAGATATGCGTCACCGTGTAGCTCGCACCCACTGCGGCCGCATTCATCACCACGTCAGCGGTATTTTTGGCCTCATAAATGCCGTCAGCCTCCGCATCGGTCACGGCCATCGCAACGGCCTTGCGCGCATAGGCGGAATCAACACCGCCCGTAACCTCTGCGGCGCCCGTGCGGCCAGGCGCAGCCGTGTGGAGGCCCACAAACCAAGCTGCAGGTCGGGTAATGGGGGCGTCATCCGTAAAGTAATACTTGAGCACGTCTTCGCTCAGCACAGCGGACATAGGCATGTCAGACCACCTCGGCAGGAATCAGGTTAAGGGTCAGGCGGGCGCGAATGACCTGGCCCGCCACAACGTCGCGCGGCGTCTGGAACCGGGCGATGGAAATCAGTGTCCCGGTATTGCTGCCCTTGGCTGAGTTGGACACAAGGAAGCCGCCGTACACGCGCTGATCAACATTGCACGTCAACTCCGCCCTGGCGGCGCTGTTACTGATTGCGCCAACGCCGTCAAATACGCGATTCCACAGCGGCCTGGTTGCTTCGTTGTATCCGAGGAACTCGCCGGCAACGGTCGGCAGGTCAGCAGCAACCGTATTGCTGTCAGGGACGAAGTTGTTTTGGAACATCCCGAAGTAGAACGTACCAATAGGCGTGGTATCGCCAAACATCGCCTGGGCAAAGTAAGTCACCCCGTTTTGCGGAATGATGTTCTTCTGCTCCCATTGGTCAGCCAGGCTGCCGTCCGGGTTGAGCAGGTCGAACTCGTAGAGATAGCGCAGCATCAGTCGATCTCCAGATCATAGTGGTCGCTGAGGCCGAGCCCGTTTCGCTCAATCCGCCCCTGCATGGTGGTGATGATGGAAGTGGTGCCTTCGTGATCGAGGACACTTGCGGTGGCGCGATCAGAGATAGGCGGCGCGAAGCTGGCCCTGGTCGGCAGCGAAACAGATCCGTCCTTGCCGCCAATCGCCTGGCCGTACTTCGTCATCCAGGCGGCGCTGCCGTCCTTCAAGCGAGTACCCGAGCCTCGAAGGCCACCAATCCCGAGCGGCGACGGCATTTGCTGTTCGGCAGTGCCCAGCCCCTGAATTGCATAGGTCTTGTCGGCGCACACGAAAACCACGCTGCCAACGGAAACGACAACCGTGATCGGATCGGGAAAAGTGATGTGTCCGCGCAGGCGATGACACAGGTGCGGCATGTAGGGTTCGGTGTAATGCAGGACATTGCCGACAACGATCAGCAGCTGGGCGTTGTGATCCGTCATCTGTTCGCCAAGCGGGGGCGGCACAAGGTTCTCAGTCATCAGCCTGGCGGTGTCGCTACGCACCGTATCCAGTACAAAAGAACCTGCTGCACGCTCTTCCTGCAAAAACAGAGTGTCGCCGTTGGCTGTCGTGGCATACAAACGCGCAGCTACTGCGCCATCCGGCAGACTCGGCTGAAGAGTGACCGAGCTATCGCCCGGCAACTGAACCACATAGGGCACGGCACCGGACTCAATGCCGTCTGCTGTTACGCCGGTAATCGCAATGCGGTAGGTGCCGGACTCAAGCCGGCCCGCACCAATCGAAAGGGCTGCATGTACCTGGTCAATACCCCACGCCAGCCGTTGGTCGCCGCGCAGGCGGATGCGCTCATTCGCCGTGCAGATGAACATTTCACCTGCCAGCTCGGCACCGCAGAACTGGCCTGCGCCTGCAATCTGGCCAAGGTCCAGCAGGGTTGAGTCAATTTCACGGTAAAGTTTCAGCTGATTGCCGTCTGCAATCACCAAGTTGTCGCCGTATTGCTCAGCCGCGCGCGCAGAGGTCAGGCCGGCGATCAGGTCGCGCCCAGGGCGCAAGCGGATCTTGCCATCTGGCAGAAAATCCACATTCATCCCGGAGCGCACAAAACCTTCAGGAAGCCTGCCAACGGGTGCCACGTTATTGCTCCCGCCCGCCCATGACTCGGTTTTTAATGGCTGCATATCAGCCTCCGTACCGGATGGTTCTGGCTCCACCGCGCCGGCGCAAGGCATCCTCATAGATGCGCTGGCACTCGCGGTCGAACTCAAGCATGAATCCGTTGGCCTTGGCTGGATTTAACAGTTCGCTATCGGCCACGTTGTAGGCGCGGTGCTTCATGTGCAGCAGCAGGTACTCGCGGTGAGCTGGGTTTACATCGGGGATCTTGGAATCCTTGCTCAGCTCCTTGAGCGGGCGCCGCACGGACTGCAGGCTCAGCACGCCAGCCGAGGCAGGCGCCGGCACCAGGCGCAGCTTGCCGACCGCACTGTCAGCCAGGACCAGGCACACCTTGCCACTCTTCGGCATGCGCGAGCGGCGAATCTCGCCCGGCGAGCGCACGTCAATCGGCCAGCTCTTGGCGCCCACGGCAATCTCGGCGTCGATCACGTCGACGACTGCCTCGGGATAATCGAGAACGTCATCGCCCGGGCCGAACTCCAGCTCGAAGCCGTCGTCGATGATGCTCTTGGTCTTCTCGGCGAAAGCCGTCAGCGCCCCATTGGCAAACCGCACAAGCTGGCTGTCGCTCCAGAAATACGGAGTCACAGTATCACGCTCGTCTTCGCGGAATGCCTTGATCAGGTCGCTGACGGTTTCGTAGGCCATGATCAGTCGTCCTGATCGTCGCTGTCGTCATCAGTGCCCAGGCTATCGACGTACTGCGGCCAAGCCGCATCGAACTGGGTTTTGGTGACCTTAAAGCCAGCCTGCTTGCCAACAGCCGCGACTTTCGGACGACCATCGCCTTCCAGTTCGTCAGCCTGCTGGCGATCCAGTACGGCGCCGATAGCGGCGACGATCAGGTCGGTCTTGTTCGCGCCAGCGTCAGCCTTGGCATTGAAGTCCAGGCCAACCACACCACAACCCTCGCCCACCGCCAGCTTGCGGAAGCGCTCAGGAATAATGGTGCCCGGCTTATTGTCTTCCGGGCTGACCTGGTAGATCACGCAGGAATGGCCATCGGTGCTGGCCAGGTGGAATTCGGGTTTGCCTTCAGGTGGCAGAAAACGCGGTTGATTGCTCATTGTTACGCCCCTCTTGCGGTTGGATAAATGCAGGCCGGGTCACCCCGGCCTTAACGCACTCAGCCCTGAGTGCTTTGCGTGCGGCCGGCGCGGATGTAGCTCACAGCCACTCGACACTTGCCGGTGGTGGCGGCTGCACCAGTAGACGCATAGGTCACCTTCAGCTTGCCCATGGCAGGCATCCGGTAGCCAGTTACGTTCAACGGAACCAAGGTCAGCGCTTTCACGTCAGCCGGGGCCGCGGTATAGCGGTCGTCGTCCAGGGCATCGCCAACCTTCAGCGTTGCGGTGGTGGCCGCGTTGAATGTGGTGATTGGCTGTACAAAGCCGCCCACCACAATGGCGTCGCCCGGCAGCTCGATAGCGTCCTGCACCGCACCGTCGGCGAAGTCTTCCAGGTTGATATCCACGTAGGCCCACAGCGGGGCCTGGCGCGAATCGTTCAGTTTGATAGTCATGCTTCAATCCTCGTTGCCGGCCGGGATGCCCGACCAGCTTTTCCAGAAACCCCCGGGCTTAACCCAGGAAGTGGTCGATGGCGAGCACGCCGAAGTCCTCGACCGACTCGTCGTAGATCGAATAGAACTTCGGCTTGAGCAGGCCAAACATCTTGTCGATGCTGACGCCGACTTTGGAGTCGTAGTCGAACTTCTTCTCGACCCACTCCGGCACACCCAGATCAGCCATGCCCAGCGCCTGAGCGCCACACAGCAGGGTGCGAGTGCCGTCGATAGCGCCGCCAGCGCCCCACTTGCTGCCCGATGCTGCGCCGGTAGTGCTGTACACCAGACGGTGCTCATGGATCACAGCGCCGTCGATCGTCACGGTGCCACCGGTAAACCAGGGGCTCTTGGCGCCATCCTTCTGCGCCAGGGCGACCACTGCGCGCTGGTAGTCCGCATCCTTCTTGAGCTGGGCCAGGGTGCCCGGCTTCACAAAGAGCACGTAATACTCTTTGCCACCGGCCATCAGCGGCTTGATGTAGTGGTCCTTCGCATACGCGACGGCATCCACGATCATCTTGTAGCTGGCAGTGAAGCCGCTGGTGATGCTGCCGGTGCTGCTGGTAACGAGGTTGGTCCCGTTCCACATCAGATGGCGCTTGGACGATGGGGCAGACACGTCGGCAGCGAATGCCAGTGATGGGAACGGGGAGCCAACACGGGGTTTCCCGTTGTTGTGGAAGGCATACGAAATGCCTGACAACGTGAGGAACACAAGCTGGTCAATGCGATTGGCGAGCCAGTAGGCCAGGCGGTCTTTGGCTTGCTCGCGGAAATTGATGACGGTCTTCTGATCCGCCATCTTGCCCTTGTTCTTTACCTGGTGAGAAATCAGGTCAATCGAGAGTTCAACCTCGAAGTTCTGCATTTCTTCTTCGTTGCCTTCGCGCTCGTCATCGCCGATCACGCCGTCGTCGACCAGATCGGCAACAAGCTGCATCAGCACCTTCTCGCCCTTCTCGGTCTTGGTCAGCTCCGTGATGCGCTGAATCATTGCGCCAGGGCCGGTACCCAGGAATTTCTTTACAAACATCTGATCGCGGGCGGCACTCCACACATCGCGCGACCAGACGATTTTCTGCTTGCTGTTCAAGCGAGCAAAGTTGGTAACAGCCATGGCTGTTCTCCTCGTCGGTTAGTAGTCGTCGTGTCTGGGTCGTGTCGCCTACCCGGGCGAATACAGGCTTTTTGAAGAGAGCCAGGAACTCGATTGCAGCTTTACGCCCTGCCGGCGAGGACACCGTGACTCGGTGAGCGAGCAGCTGGGCTGCGGGCGGTGCATTCCAGCTATGAGGCTGGCGATCCTGCTGAGCACCCTTAGCCAATCCGTGGCCTTGGGTGCCTTGTTATGTCACTGGCGCATGGCGTCAAGCATCTTCTTTCACAAAATCACCGCGGGCTTTACGTTTTTCCTGCTCAGGAAGGGCGTCGAACTCGTCTTCACTGAGCTTGGCGTAATCAATGTCCTTGCCGCGCTCACCAACACCTGGCATGGCCGCCGGGATGCGCTTCTCGCGATCCAGGTTGCGGTTGATTTGCGCGGTGGTGGCGGCCTGCTTGCTCGGCTTTGGCTGCTCTTCCTGTCGCGCATAGCGCGGCGCCACCTTCTCGACGGCAGTTGCCAGAGCTTTGGCGAACGGCATGCCTTGCTTCAGGTACAGGTCGCGCCGAGCAATCACGTCCTCGATCGCGTCGGCGTCGGCATCTTCGCCTTCATGGTTCAGGAACGGGTACTTGGCGATGGAGGCGGTCAGCACCTTCTGCGCGGCCAACTGCTCCGACTCAGCGTCGCGGCGCTTCAGCTCGGCGTCGGCAGCCTGCTGGGCGCTCTGCGCGCTTTGCTGGGCAAACTCCTTGCGTTCTTCGGCGCGAATCTCGGCCCGGATCTTCGCGGCCGCCTCCTTGTCACCGTCCAGCAGTGCATCCATAAAGCGATCTTCAGCAGCGTCGAAGTCATAGGCCTTAGCTTTATCGTCCGGCTTTTCTGCTGCAGGTGCTGGCTGCTGGCCTCTTGCCCGAGCCAATTCCTCTTCCAGCTGCAGACGCGCTGCCCGCTCCTGCTTCAGAGTTTCATT